CATACCACCTTGCATTAAAAGAACCTCATATCTTAATCCTACAAAACCTCCGAAAGAAGTACTCCATTGTGTCTGCATATTACAAAAAATCATAACTGCATCCCAATTATCCTCATAAACCTCAAAATTTTTATCTTTTTTTTCTTGTTTTTCTTTCGGCAGTTCTAAACCAAATGCTTTTGCATCATCTTTGGTGTCATCTATAACTTCTCTACCAGAACCTAACCAATAAAGAACTGCCTCTTTTAGTTTTTTACTTTTTCGTCAATCAAAGATGCTGTATAAGAACTAGAAACTGCTTTTAACCAATAAGAGTCCTCCATCATATCTTTTAAATTTTGGTTATTAAAAGGTATATCTTGACCATCTTCTTCTTTCATGCCCTCCCAACCTACAATCATCATTTTCATCATTTCAAATTCTGTTTTAGATTCTGATGCTTTTGTGTACTCACTAACTTTCAATCTTTTAAATACTGCAATAAATTCACTTTCATCATAAATACCAGCTTCAGTTTCACTAGGCTCACGAACAACAACAGGCCATTTAAATGTTTTGTTCTTTTTTCTTACAAAAGTCATAAAGTGTAGAAATAAATATACTTCTACACTCTAGCTCTTATCTAACTAAAAGTTAAGTAAACAAAAATGTTAGCTCATCGTTAGCTGAACTTGGAACTAATGTATATGGAATCTCAAGCATATTAACTCCATCCATTTCTCCATAACTTACATCACCAATATCTACTTTAGTGCTTGAAAACTTACAGATATTCCCAGCAGCCGTTCCATGTGTAACTTGTATGTTACCAAGGGTAGTATCTGACAATGCAGCACTAAAGTAGTCTTTCTGAGCCATTGTTGGTGCTTCTATAGTGACTGATCCACTTGCTGCTCTATCTGTAAGAAGAACTTCTTTTGTTCCCCCAACAAGCTCTCTGTACACAATTGAATTACCAATATCAAAGCTTAAACTCTGAAGCGCACCAGCATAACTTAATAATGCAAAACTACTTGTATTTCCATTTTTAAAAATTAATGGTGTTGCCTGATTACCATAAGTAACTGAAGGTAATGCTGTGTCTGTTGGGGCATTGTATATTCCGGTAAAAGTAAAATCGAGGGTTGGGATCGCGCCAACCTCGGCTGACAATGCAACTGTTCCTCGACAACCGGTAACAATATGCCTTACACCGTCTACGTTGTAGTGGATAGTAACAGATGAAAAACTAGCTGAAATAGGTTCGTAAGTAACGCTAGTTCCAGAAGCTACAGTCTCGGATAAACCACACGCCTTGAGCGCACTTCCATATCTTGGGGCTGTACCAGCAGTTCCAGATCCAGCAAACTCAACACTGAATGTACATTCAACTCTAGTGTTTGCTAATAGCTGTTGTGATGATCCAAGATATGGTCTTACAACATCTCTATTAACCACATCACTTGATTGTGGTGTAATACTAAGATCAGTTACTAAAACTACGTCTGTAGCCGCTGGTGTTGGATCAGTTCCGTATGAGCTTTCTGCTTCAATCAGAATTACTCTCTTCCTTGTCAGTTGTGCCATCTGTAATTACCTCAGTAAGGATTTCTGCTTGTTTTGTTTGTTGAACTAGCTTACGCTCGCCAGTTTTAGGGTTGAGAATGTAAGTTCCACCCTCGTTTGGGATTTCATTACTCATAGTAATCAATCAGGGTTGTTAGGCTTCACAATACATCATCGCTATGTAGTTAAACTGTTATATAAAGTTCGATACTCAATATCAAATTCACAAGAGATAACCCCTGCGGCTTCATCTGCTTCTAAAATTTCAAATGATGTTGTTGATGGTCTGATATCAATAGATAGACCTCCAAGTGTTGGATCAGTTAAAACTTTAGTATGCAAACTTTCAATCGTAGGATCTGCTGTACTATCTGGTACTGAACCTCTAGCGACTACAGTTATACGAACTCTTAGTTCATGTGTGATTGAGTTATAAAGACTAGTAGTGTCTTGAGGAGTATCACTTATTGGCTCTAAAATTATTGCTGGAGTTTCTGTCCTTGTAAAGGCTTCAGCCCTAGACCTATATATCCTAGTTCCTACACCAGTAGTACCAGCTAAATTTGTTTTTATTTTTGCTAATATTTGTTCCCTTTTTGTAGCCATATTACACCTTAGTTAAAGATATTCTACATAAAGTACCGTCATCTATCTTTCTTACATTTCTTACTTTATATTTCACCTTACTTACTTCTATTTGTGTATCAAAAGCTAAAGTACCAAGGTCACCAGTTTTTACTGTTAATTCATAATCAGTTGTCATTACAACACCATCAGCTATCACCTCGTCAGGCTGTTCAAGAATACCTTTATAAGTTGCATTGTCATAAAAAACATCCTCTGAAAAATCTCCAAAGAATGTATTTATATCTTCTGTGAAAGCCATAAGAAAAAAGCCCTCATTAGAGGGCTATATATTTAGCCGTACTTTTTAAGACCAATCAAATTGATACTAAAAGTAAATGTTGGAGATGATCCACCGATTGTTTGCACAATCTTAATAAAACGCTTGCTTGAATCTTTATTGATTGCAAGTGTTTGCATTGAAGCAGAACCAGTTACTTGTGTAAAAGTAGCACCAGATAAATCTGTGTATGTACCACTTGTGGCATCTGATTCAGTTAGTTTAATGTCTAATGTAGGAGAAGAACCGCCACCAGCAGCACTATCCAGAATTAGCATTACATCACCATCATATTCAAGTAAATCTATTGCACTTGATGTAGCTGTGCTTGTTACAGCAGCAGTCGCAACACCAGCAACAACAGTTAACTTCTCTAGGTTCTGTTGGATAACAGACATTTTAAGATTCCTCCATAATTGAGATTGCTTCTTCTAATTCAACAATTAGATCAGCTTTGTTATGTCGTTTGTCAAGTTCAAGTCCTAATGTTCTTCCGTAAACTTCAAGCTGGGCTTTTGTCATTTGAGAAAAGTCAACTTCGTCACTATCGGTAGGCTCTTGCTCGACAACTGGCTCTGTACTGGGTGTTGGTGCTTCACAAGTTTCAACAACAAGCTCTGCTTTTCCAACATTAATCAGATACTCACCAGTATGTTGCTCCACATCAACAAGAGAACCAGAGTCCGTAGGGACTCCAGCAATCATTGTTGAGCGTAGCAATTTAAGCTTCATATTATGTTCCGAAGCAGAATGCACCAGGCTGTTTAACGCCGAAGTCGACATCTTGTAACGCGATTATTCTTACGCTACCAGCGGTTGCATTTGCATAAGGATCAACTGTGAGATCCAATCCAGACCACATACCAATAACAAACTGTGAGAAGTCTCCAAAGAGTACATCGTTGTTTGCAAGCTGGTTAGAAACAATAGCTGGATAGCCATTAATTTCATTGTTCTCAAACACGAACTGCGCTGTGTTTGAAGCTTTTTCTGTTGACTTCAACGCACCTCTAGCAGAAGCATTTATTAGGTAGAACATATTAGCTACATCAGCGTTAGCTGCTGCAACGTCTGTCTCCATACCGATGTACTCAGCAAAAGTACCGAATGTACTGATTGTCTGTGTACCTACACCAGTTGTATCTTTAATTCCAAGAGGCTCGTTAGAACTACCAGAACCGTAGATTGCTGCGTTATCAAGTTTAGTAGCAATAACCTTCGCAATATCATCTCTGATCATTGACTCAACATCAATAGATGACTGAAGAAGAAGTCTTCTGCTGTAGTCAACAAAAGCACCAACCGTCTTAGGTGTCATGTTGACCTGATCAAACGCCTGTTGGCTCTCAGTTGGAGCGCCGGATTCACCAACGAAATAAGCAGTCGATGTAGATGTCATTCTGGGGATAGCCACGTTACCAGACAATCCTGTAAGCATTGTTGGGTTTGTTGCCATAACAGCCATTCTCTTACGAAGAATGTCAATAAATGAACCAGCAAGTAATTCTGTTGGAACTAAGTTACCACCGGCAGTTGCTGTACCTACGTTTAAGTCTCTTTTTAAAACTTCGTTAGGAACTAAGATGCCGTTTGCTGGCTTGTCATAT